CCACCCCAAGATCAAAAAATCCTGAGGATCGGGCACGTTAGCACCTCGCGGTGCGCGCGACTCTGGGGATCTGATGATCATGGTCTGACCTGCGCTGATGTCGGGCGCCTTCGCCAGGCCGCCGGCCGACCCCCGATCGGCCTTGGAAATCTCGATCGAGAAACAGCAGGTCAGATGCTGGATTGCCGTTACACAGCCTGTTAGGCTCTCCAACATGAAGACGCGCCGCTGCGAGCACTGCGAGAGCCCCCTCAGTGCCCGGCATGCCCACAACGCCCGGTACTGCTCCGGCGCCTGCCGCACCGCGGCCTGCCGAAGCCGGCAGCGCGCGGCCGACCCGGTGCCTTCGGCGATGACCAGGCGGGCCCAGTGGGTGCGGTACTCCGCACGGAAGGCCCCGCTGACCGCGGCCGCGGGCAAGGTGTGGCCGGCGTCCTCGACCGACCCGTCGACGTGGAGCACGTACCGGACCGCGGCCCGCTCAACGGCCGGCGTCGGCATGGGCTTCGTCCTGACCGGCGGGGACCGGCTGATGTGCATCGACCTCGACCACGCCCTGATCGACGGTGAACTCCGGCCGTGGGCCCGGGCGATCGTCGACCGCATGCCCCGCACGTACATCGAGGTGTCCCCCTCGGGGAGCGGCCTGCACATCTGGGGCCGCGGATCCCTGGAGCGTGGCCGGAAGATCCGCCGCGGCGAGACCGCGATCGAGCTGTACGACCGTGGCCGCTACATCACCGTCACCCGCGAGCCGTTCGAGGATGCTCCGTCCGAGCTCGCCGACCTGTCCGGGGTGGTCGCCGACCTGCTGTGAGGGGGTGGCGCTCATGGCCGGCCACGGCATGGCCCCCAAGGGCACCCGCTCGCGGGCCCGAGATGCGAAAGCGCGGGACGCGGAGATGACCCCGCTCGACGTCGACGATGAGGTGCGCGGCCCTGATCTGCCGGAGGGTGTGCTCCCGGACGATGAAACCTGGCACCCGCAGACTCGCAGGTGGTGGGAGACGTGGCGGCACTCGCCGATGGCGGCCACGTTCCTGGACACCGACTGGGACTTCCTCCTCGATACGGCACTTCTGCACCATGTGTTCTGGACCAAGGGCAGATGGGAATTCGGGTCCGAGGTCCGGCTGCGGGCGGCGAAGTTTGGGGCCACCCCCGAGGATCGGATGCGGTTGAAGCTGAAGGTCAACCTTCCAGGGACCGGGGCTGAACCTGCCGCAGAGACACCGCGGTCGGTGACCGCGCGGCGCAAGAACCTGCGGATCGTGGCCGCGGAGCAGGAGTCGACAGGCTGACGCCTCGGGGAGTGCTGCGGCGGGGGTGAGCGATGCCCTGGCGTGGTGCGGACTACGAGGGGGAGTTCCCGTCGCTGGGCCCTCAGATCGTGGAGCACATCGAGGCGTACCTGTGCCACGGCCCGGGCGACGTCATCGGCGAGCCGATCGAGCTCGATGACGAGTTCTACGCGTTCGTCGTCAAGGCATACCGGCTCAACCCGGATACCGGGCGCCGGGTGTACCGGCGCGGGTTCTTGTCGAGGTCGAAGGGCCGGGCGAAGTCGGAGCTCGCGGGGATGCTGGTCTGCTCCGAGGCGCTGTTCCCGGTGCGGTTCGCCGGGTGGGACGCCAGCGGTGAGCCGGTCGGCCGACCGGTGAAGTCGCCGTTCATCCGATGCCTGGCCACGGAGGAAGGGCAGAGCGGGAACACCTACGACAACGTCTCGACGATGCTCGAGTACGTCGTAGAGAACTCCGCCGACGACTTCCCGGGGATCGACATCGGGAAGTCCGCAGCGTCATCGAGCCGGATCGTGCTGCACCATCAGCGTGGTGAGATCACCCCGTCGACCGCATCATCGTCGGCGAAGGACGGCGGTAAGGAGACCTTCGCGGTCTTCGACGAGACGCACCTATACGTCACCCGTGAACTGCGGGAGATGCACAAGACGGTGCGCCGGAACCTCCGCAAGCGCAAGGAGGCCGAGCCGTGGGCGCTGGAGACCAGCACCATGTACGAGCCCGGTCAGGACTCGGTCGCTGAGGCCACCCACACGTACTTCAAGGCGATTCGTGAGGGCCGGATCCGTGACCCCGAGGCCGCTGGGCTGCTGTTCGACCACCGGCAGGCCAAGGACGGCACCGACCTGGCCGACCGGGACGAACTCCTCGCGGGGCTGCGGGAGGCGTACGGGCCGGCCGCAGAGTGGATGGATCTGGACGGGATCGTCGCGGAGATCTGGGACCCGCAGTCCGCGCCGTCGGACTCCCGCCGGTACTGGCTGAACCAGCCGGTCGCCGCGGAGGACGCGCTCCTGGACCCTGCGGAGTGGGCGAAGAACGCCTCGGAGATGCGGCTCCAGCCCGGCGAGGACATCGTCCTCGGCTTCGACGGCGGCAAGAGCGACGACGCGACCGCGCTGATCGCAATGCGGCTCGTGGACCGGCTCGTGCAGCCGATCGGGATCTGGGAGCGCCCTGAGGGCCCGCGCGGCCAGGGCTGGGAGGTCGACCGGATGCAGGTCGACGACCTGGTCGAGAACACCTTCGGCCAGTACCAGGTGAGGGCGTTCTTCGCGGACGTGAAGCTGTGGGAGTCCTACATTGACACCTGGTCGGAGAGGTACCGCGAAAAGCTGCTGGCGAAGGCGTCCCCGAAGGCGCTGATCGGCTACGACATGCGCGGCCACCAGCAGGAACTGACCAAGGCCACCGAGGCACTGGTGCAGGGGATCGTCGACGGCCAGGTCCCGCACACAAACCACCCGATCCTCAACCGGCACGCCGGGAACGCGCGGCGCCGCCCGAACCGATGGGGCGTGTCGTTCGGCAAGGAGTCACGGGAGTCACCGAAGAAGGTCGACGGGTTCGCCGCAACGCAGCTCGCGGACATGGCCCGGCGGACGCTGCTGGCGTCCCCGGAGTGGGCCAAACAGCAGAAGAAGAAGGCCCGCACCGGGCGCGTACACGGCTTCAGATGATGAGGGGGGTGTGTCCGGCATGCCCCTGATGACTCCCAATGAGGCGGTGGCGACGGGCAAGCGGCTGCTGGCGGTCCGCAAGGATGAGCAGGCGCGGCTCCAGCGGATCGCTGACTACCTGTGCGGGAAGCACGCCTCGGTGTACGTACCTAAGGGGGCGCAGGCTGAGTACCACTGGCTGATCGAGCGGGCGAAGGTCAACATCCTGCCGCTGGTTGTCACGGTCGTCGCGCAGAACATGTACGTCGACGGGTACCGGCAGGCGAAGCAGGACGACAACGCGGCGCCGTGGAAGGCGTGGCAGGCCAACCGGATGGATGCCCGGCAGCACGGCATCCACCGTGCGGTCCTCAGCTATGGCGCGGCCTATGCGGTGGTCCTGCCGGGCAAGCCACTGCCGGTGATTACCCCGTTCTCGCCGCGGCGGATGACCGCGGTGTACGCGGACCCAGTCAATGATGAGTGGCCGATCTTCGCGATCGAGGACAGCCTGCAGAACACCCGGACGGGCAAGCGCCGGGTGGTGCGCGTCTACGACGACCAGGCCCGCTACTCGATGACCGGGAAGCCGGACGGGTCCGAACTCACCATGGAAAGCCGGAACGCGGTGATGGAGCACGGGCTCGGGGTGTGCCCGGTCGTGCGGTACGTCAACACCCAGGACCTGGACGGCGACGGCGTGCTCGGCGAGGTCGAGCCGCTGATCACCACCCAGGACCAGCTGAACATGACCACGTTCAACCTGCTGATGGCGCAGCAGTACGCCGCATTCCGGCAGCGCTGGGTCACCGGCATGGCACCGCCGCAGGACAGCAAGGGCAACCCGATCGAGCCTTTCCGGTCCCGGGTCGACGGCCTGTTCGTTGGCGAGGACGCCGACACGAAGTTCGGGGAGTTCGGGCAGACCGACCTCACCGGGTACCTGAAGTCCCGCGAGGACACCATCCGGCACATCGCGACCATGAGCCAGGTCCCGCCCTACCACCTGCTCGGCGCGCTGGTGAACCTCTCCGCGGAGGCCCTGGCCGCCGCCCGCGACGGCCTGGACCGGAAAATCGACGAACGCGAGTCGCTGTGCGGCGAGTCCCACGAGCAACTGCTGCGCCTGGTCGGCCACGCGTCCGGAGACAAGGAGGCGTGGGAGGACACCTCCGCGCAGGTCGTGTGGCGCGACACCTCCGCGCGGTCGCTCGCGCAGACCGTCGACGCCCTCGGCAAACTCGTCACGATGCTCGGTGTGCCCCCGCAGGAACTGTGGGAGAAGATCCCCGGCATCACGCAGACCGACGTAGTGCGGTGGAAGAAGACCGCTGAGCAGGGCGATGCGATGCACCGCCTCGACGGGATCATCGAGAAGCAGATGACGCCGCCCAAGGACGCCACACCGCCCCCCAGCCCGAACCTGACGCTCCCGGACGCGGCCTGACGTGGCGTCGATCAGCGCCCGCCTGGCGATGGCGTACCGGCGCCGGCAGGCCCTGATCCAGGCCCGGCTGATCCAGCAACTCGTGCGGGCCTGGCGCGACCTCCTCAACCCCGCGAACGTCGACGCGTCGTGGCCCACACTGCGCGCCCTGATGGTGCCCGCAGTACAGCAGGCCCGCCTGGAGTCCGCGCAGCTCGCCGACAGCGCGTACATGGAAGCCCGGCGGGCCGCCGACATCCCCGACGACGCGTTCCTCCCCTCCCCGGCGGAGGACCTCGACATCGAACGGCTGCTGACGGCCCTGGACGTCGCCGGCCCGGTGGAGTTCAAGAAGGCCATCGCGGCGGGCAAGACCCCGCAGCAGGCGATGGACTCCGCGGCGGTTCGCCTGTCGGGGTCCGCGTCGTACCTGGCGCTCGAAGGCGGCCGGCAGGTCCTGCAGGACTCGACTGAGCGGGATGAGCGGGCCACTGGATGGTCGCGGGTCACCGATGAAGACCCGTGCGCCTGGTGCGCGATGCTCGCGTCCCGCGGCCCGGTCTACAAGTCCGCGCAGAGCGCCGGTGACCCCCGGCAAGGCGGCAACCGCTACCACGACCTGTGCGCCTGCCAGGCATGGCCGGCATTCACCCTCTCCGAGGACTTCGTCGGCCTAGCCGCGAAGCTGTACGAGGACTGGGTCCGCGAGACCAAAGGAACCGGCGGAAGGAACGCCGTCAACGCGTTCCGCCGCTGGTGGGAAGCCGAGGGCCGCACCGGATACGTGGCGCCGCCCCGAGACACCGGAGGGAGGTGACCATGGATCAGCCGAACAACGACAAGCTCCGGAACCTCGTCAAGGACGGCAAGGCGATGCCCGCCCCCGGGCAGGACGCCCCCGGCCGGTTCCCGATCGCGAACCGCACCGACCTCCTCAACGCCATCCGGGCCGTGGGCCGAGTACGGCCCAACACCGATCAGGCGCGCGCCACTGTGCGGCGCTTCATCATCAAGCGGGCCGGTGAGCTCAACCTTATGCCCGTCATCCCGCCCAACTGGATGCCCGACGGCACCCTGAAGACCTGACCCACCGCCCGGGCCGTACCCCGGGGCCGCCGACACGGTGGCCCGGCCGCAGCCCGTCTTCCCCTGGCGCTCGCCGACACGGTGAGCGCTTTTGCATGCCCGCACACCCCGCGCCGGCCGACATGGCGGGCGCGCCGATCCCCGACACGGGAGTCACCCATCATGTCCACACCCACCCCCGGCGCGGCCCCGGCCGCTCCTACTCCCGCAGCTCCTGCAGCGGCACCCGCCGCGGACCCTGCCGCGTCTCCGGACGCGCAGGCCCAGCAGATGCTCGGTGCGGCCGTCGCTGCGGGCCAGTTCATGCAGCCGTCGGCCCAGGGCGCCCCCGCGGCGCCTCAGGCCCCGGCGGCCGTCGCTCCCGCAGTCCCGGTACCGACCCCGCCCACTCCGGCCGCCGCTGGTGGCACCGACCCCGCCGGGAAGGACACCGGCCCGGTCGACCTCGAAGGCGAGGTCGCGAAGTGGAAGGCGCTGGCCCGCAAGCACGAGACCCAGCACATCGGCGCGCTCGGCTTCAAGTCGAAGGACGAGCTCGACCAGCTGCGCACCGCGGCTCAGAAGTACCAGGAGTTCGAGGAGCAGCAAAAGACCGAGCTCCAGCGGGCGACCGACAAGGCGACGACGTACGAGCAGCAGCTCGCCGACGCGAAGGCTGCGAACTCGCGGCTCATGGCCGCGGCGACGCACAGCATCCCGCCCGACCTGATCGACCTCCTCGGAGGCGGCACGGCCGAGGAGATCGGAGCCCGGGCGGAGGCCCTGGCCACCCACCTGAAGGCCGTCGCCCCGGCTGCGGCTGCTCCGGCGGCCCAGCGGCCGGTGGAGAGCCTCACCCCCGGCGCGGCGCCCGCGTCGGCGGCGCCTGTCACCGCTGACGACTGGATCCGCAACGCGGCCGGCCGAAGGCCCTAACCCTGACCCTCGCAGCACCGGAATCACCCATGTCACGGGGCCGGGGTCGCTGCATACCCGAAAGGAGACCCCGTGGCCACGTACAACAGCATCATCAGCCGAGACGCCAGCAACGACCCGCTGGTGCCCGAGCCGGTGAGCGCAGAGATCATCCAGGAGCTTCCGTCGCAGTCGGCGATCCTCCAGCTCGCCCGCAAGGTGCCGATGTCGTCCAAGACGCAGCGGCAGCCCGTCCTGGACGTCATGCCGATCGCGTACTTCGTCGGCGGCGACACCGGCCTGAAGCAGACCAGCGCGCAGGACTGGAAGAACGTCGACCTGATCGTCGAGGAGATGGCGGCGATCGTCCCCATCCCCGAGTCCTACCTGGACGACGCTCAGATCCCGATCTGGGACCAGGTGCGGCCCCGCCTCACCGAGGCGATCGGCGCGCTCCTGGACGGCGCGGCCCTGTTCGGCACGAACAAGCCGAGCACCTGGCCGACGCCCGTCTACCAGTCCGCGGTCGGCGCCGGCAACGCGGTCATCTCGGGCGCCGGCACCGACTTCGGGCAGGACGTCTCCACCGTCGCCGAGCTCGTCACCCGGGACGGCTTCGGCGTGAACGGGTTCGTGGCCCGCCCGGGCCTGAACTGGAAGCTCACCGGTATGCGCTCCGAGCAGGGCATCCCGATCTTCCAGCCGAACATGAACGGGTCCCCGGGCGGCAACCTGTACGGCTACCCGATGGCCGAACTCAGCAACGGCGCCTGGGACATGTCCGAGGCCGAACTGCTGATGGGCGACTGGTCCAAGGCGATCGTCGGCACCCGGCAGGACATCTCCTGGAAGCTGTTCACGGAGGGTGTGATCTCCGACGACGACGGTCGGGTCATCCTCAACCTGATGCAGCAGGACTCCGTCGCGATGCGTGTCGTGATGCGCGCGGCGTTCGCCACGGCCAACCCGGCGACCCGCCTCAACACCGACGCGACGACCCGCTCGCCGTTCGGTGTCGTTCAGGCGACCACCGCCGCGTCCTGAGCCGCCCGGCGGCGGCCTGCAACCCGTGGGCCGCCGCCACGGCCGGAGAACGGAGCCCCTGTTGCGCGTCCTGGCGATGCTGCACGCCTACCCGCCGGCCCACAACGCCGGCGCCGAGTGGGCCGCCCACAGCCTGCTGCGGCACCTCGCCGCCGGTGGGCACAACGTCGATGTCCTGCTGTCCCAGCGCGGGGACACCACGGACCGGTACGACATCGACGGCGTCCACGTCTACCCGTTCCGGGGGAAGGCCGACCCAGGCCCGTGGATGCGCGGGGAGCACCGGGCGCAGGTCATCGTCACGCACCTGGAGAACACCCCGCGGGCCTCGATCCTGGGGGAGATGAACCACATCCCGGTCGTGCACCTCCTCCACAACACCTTCGAGAAGTCCAAGTCGTGGCTGGCCAAGGGCACCCCGTCGCTCGCGGTCTACAACACCGTGTGGATGGCGGCCGACGCTGAGCAGTGGTGGCGCCGCAACCGTGGGGACAGGCCGATGCCGCGGGGTATCACGGTGCACCCGCCGGTCGCCGTGCCCGACTACCAGACCACCCCGGGCGACCACATCACGCTGATCAACCTGACCGAGGAGAAAGGCGCCAGGGTCTTCTACGCGCTGGCCGAGCGGATGCCGCAACGCCGGTTCCTCGGTGTCGTCGGCGGCTACGGGCACCAGATCGTCCGTGAGGACCTTCCGAACGTGGAGATCGTGCCCCACACCGCGGGGGACCGCATGGCGAAGGACGTGTACGCCCGCACCCGGTTCCTCCTCGCGCCATCGGTGTACGAGTCGTACGGCCGGGTCGCGGTCGAGGCGATGTGCTCCGGGATCCCCGTGCTCGCCCACCCCACGCCGGGGCTGCTGGAGTCCTGCGGCGACGCGGGGACGTTCTGCGACCGCGACGACATCGAGGCCTGGCAGGCCGCGATCAAGCACCTGTCCGGGGCCGCCGCGTACAAGAAGGCGTCGAAGGCCGCGACCGCCCGGGCGGCCGCGCTCGATCCGGGCGCGGAGCTTGACCAGTGGGCCACCGTCATGGAGGGGGTGAGCCGCCGTGGATCCCCTCGCTAGCACCGACGACCTGGAAGGCCGGCTCGGCCGGCCCCTGACCCCCGCTGAAACCGACCGCGCAGGGTTCCTGCTGGCCGACGCGTCCGCGCTCGTACGCGGCTACACCAAGCAGAGCTTCGCACGCACCGACAACGAGGCGGTCGTGCTGCGCGCGCAGCAGGGCGAGATCCGCCTGCCGCAGAAGCCGGTCCGGGACGTCACCTCGGTGGTGGCGATCGGCGCCGGGGGTGCACCCGATCTGCCCGTGGTGGGCTGGGAGTGGGACGGCCTGGACATCATCCGGACCGCCGTGGCCACCCCCGTCATCAACCTCCCCGAGCAGTGGTACGAGGACGACGCGGAGGCGTACCCAGGCACCTACCGGGTCGTCTACAGCTACGGGGACGCCGCGGTCCCCGAAGATGTGGTGGCGGTGGTCGCCGCGATGGTCCTGCGGACCCTGACCGCGCCCACCCTCGCGGGCGGTGTCACCGGCGAGACGATCGGCCCGTATAGCTACCGCACCGACGGCTCCGGGGTCGGCACGGCCGTGACGATGTCCGCCGCGGACAAGGCCACGCTGAAGGACTACCGGCCCACTAGCGGCATGTCGATGGTGAGGTGGCGATGACCACCGTGCTGCGGGTCCTGGCCCGGATCCACGCCTACCCGCCCGACCACAACGCCGGCGCCGAGTGGATGCTCCACGAGATGCTCCGGGCGCTCGCCGGCCGCGGCCACACCGTGCAGGTGTGGCTGTCCCGGTGGACGCCGGGGCGCCGCGAGCCGTACGACCTGGACGGTGTGCACGTCATCCCGGCGGCCGCCGGGAGCCGCTTCCCCGCAGCCGCGGCCCGGGCGCACGTCCTG